TTAAGCGGCAGAAACCGCATCATTAATGGCGACATGCGTATAGACCAGAGAAATGCTGGAGGGGTTGTGACCTCTGGTTATCCAGTTGATCGCTTTCAAATTGAAGCTTTTTCTGGTGGTGGGGCAGCAAACGTAGAGCAGGTAGTTGATTCTCCTACCGACGGTTTTTACTATAGTATGAAAGTGGATGTGACAACTGCTGACACAAGCTTAGCGGCTGGTGATTTTTATACACTAAGGACAATCGTTGAAGGCAACGATGTGGTTGATCTCCGCTATGGACTTACAGGAGCAAAAACAGTCACTCTTTCGTTTTGGGTTAAATCAAACCTCACAGGTACTTTTTGTGCCGCTTTGGGAAACGGTGCAAACAATCGGAGCAACCCTAAAGAATATACTATTTCTAGTGCAAATACATGGGAGCATAAAACACTTACTTTCACTGGTGATACATCAGGGACTTGGTTAACAGGTAACGGCAGAGGTTTGCAAGTACGTTTTTGTTTAGGTTCAGGTTCAACCAGACAGGGGACTGCTAATACATGGAATGCGTCAGAAATACATTGCACCAGCAATCAGACAAACGTGTTCGCATCTACATCTAACGAATGGTATATCACTGGCGTCCAGCTAGAAGTTGGCGAGAAGGCGACACCGTTTGAATTTAGAGACTTTGGCAGTGAGCTTGCTAGGTGTCAGCGGTATTTTGAAAAAAGCTATAACTATGGCGCCGTACCCGGCAATAACTCAGGGGACTATACAGGAGCCTATCAATCTAGGGACGGCACCGCCAGCTCGGTTGTCAGATATTATCCAGTGACCTACAAGGTAAACAAAAGAGTAAACCCAACTGTGGTTATCTACAACCCAACAACGGGTACAAGCGGCCAAATGAGACTAGACACAAACAATGAAAGTGCAGCTGTTTCAGCAGCTGGCGAGGCCAATATGATGGTATTTAGCGACGACGGCAGCATTCCAAGTCATTATGCGGGATTCTTCCATTACACCCTGGAGTCAGAATTTTGAATTACAAATTGATGGCAGACCTCTTTAGCGGGAACATCCAGTCTGTAAAGCGGACTGATGCTTCCGGCGAAATAGCCTTTGTCCCGTTTGATGATGCAAACAAGGACTATCAGCAATACCTTGAGTGGGTTGCTGAAGGCAACACACCTGAACCTGCCGACTCTGAAGAGGAGTAAGGACAAAAGACTTACTCCTTTAGAATAGAGTGATCAAGAGGTAGTTCACTGTGCCATACATCGGTAGAGGCGTAGCACGTGGTCAGAACCGTGAGATCGATGACATCTCCGGTTCTTTCAACGGAACGCTAACAACATTTGACCTCGAGGTAAGTGGGATTGCGGTTGCTCCTGCTAGTTCCTCTCAGCTCACGGTGTCAGTCGGTGGTGTAATTCAGAACCCGAGTGTCGACTACACCGTAGCCAACAGTCAGATCACATTTACGACGGCCCCAGGGTCAGGTCTTGACTTCTTTGCAGTCATGCAAGGGGACTCGGTTGACATCAACACCCCGGCTGACGGAACGGTCACTGAAGCAAAGCTGGCGTCAAACTTTACTGGCGCCACAGGTGGTGCAGGTAACCACGTCTTTTTCTTGAATGAGCAAACGGTAGATACGAGTTACACTATTCCTACGGACCGGAACGCCCATAGTGCAGGGCCGATTACAATTAATTCAGGGGTCACGGTTACTATCCCGTCCTCTTCAAGTTGGGTGGTGATTTGAGGTAAGTTATGGCAGTTACTATCAGCGGGACAGACGGTATCTCAGGTGATTTATCGACTATCAAGGTATCTAATGGGACACAAGCTGCTCCTGCGTTGACAGGTCAGGATACTGATAGCGGTGTTTTCTTTGGTACGAACGAAGTAAATATTTCAACAAACGGAAGTACTAGAGCAACGGTTGATAGCTCTGGGCGGGTTGGCATCGGCACAAATTCACCTAGCGATGCAAATTCAAATGCAGACGATCTAGTTATTAGTGCTACTGGTTCTGGTGCCGGTATAACAATTTTTTCTGATACTGACAATTTTGGGAACATCTATTTTGGAGACGGTTCCTCAGCTGCCCATCGAGGAAGGGTAAGGTACGATCACTCAAACGATGCTTTAACGCTTTCAACATCCGCACAGGAGCGGATGAGGATTACAAGCGGCGGAAATATCGGCGCATGTGGCGCTGATGGTTCCACCCTTGTAGGTTCTGGCAATACATCTACAGGTTTTGTAATTGAAAGTGCAGGTAGCGGCACAGAAGGTGCGTTGTTCATATCTCGTGCGGCTACACAAGTTCTCTACTTAAATAGAAACAATAACGGCTCACTAGTAGGTTTTGCCCGAAGCGGCACTGGCGTTGGCTCAATCGCTGTTACTACTTCTGCCACGAATTACAACACCTCTTCCGATTACCGCCTTAAGGAAAACGTTGTTGATCTAAGTGGCGCAATCACCCGCGTTAAGCAGCTTACACCTAGGCGATTTAATTTTATTGCTGAACCCGACAGCACAGTTGACGGCTTTGTTGCTCACGAAGCGCAAACTGTTGTTCCTGAGGCTGTCACTGGAACGCATAATGAAGTCGATGATGACAACAATCCTGTTTATCAAGGCATCGACCAGTCAAAGCTGGTTCCATTGCTGACGGCTGCTTTGCAAGAAGCAATCGACAAAATTGAAACATTAGAAACTAAAGTAGCCGCATTGGAGGCAGCACAATGACATTAAGACTTAACGGCAGCAGCTCAGGCTTCACTGAGCTTGATGCACCAGCTGCAGCTGGTAGTAACACTATTACGTTGCCAACCAGCAACGGCAGTGCAGAGCAGTTTCTGAAGAACTCTGGAACGGCAGGCGCGCTGGAGTTTTCCGACATGGTCGAAACCAGCACGGGCGTGGGCATCGGCACCACAGATCCAAAGCGTATTCTGCACATCAATGGAGGCAACGAAACCACAAATATTCAAATTACAAATCAGACAACAGGCAGCGGCAGTGACGGTGAAGGATTCCAGATTGGCATTGCCACTAATGGAACTGCAAGAGTCACACAGCGTGAAAATCTAGATTTAGCGTTTGATACGAATAACACCGAGCGGGTGGTCATGACATCAGCTGGGAAAGTTCAGATTTCAGGCACTCGTGGTGGATCTTTGCAACCAAGTGACAATGATACGCTTGAGCTTTTTACATCTGCCACTAATGGAGCCGTCAACACAGGTTGTGGCCTGACTTTCTACAACAACGACGGCAATGGTGCTGAAATAGGCGGCACCATTCAAGTTGCTAAAGAGAATGGCTCAGTTAATAATACAGCTGCATATATGCGTTTCTCGGCTAGAGCGAACAACACAGATCCGGCTGAGGCGTTTCGTATTTCGAGTGGTGGGAGGGTGCTATTCGGCACTACATCTACAGACATGGTGAACAACACCTCTGGTGGTGGTTGTGTTTTAGATGGGGGTGGTATTAACGCTGCTGCATCCGGTGAGAATGTTTTCAACTTCAACAGAAGCAACGGTGATGGAACTATTGGTTCGTTCCGATCACAAGGCGCCAGCGAAGGATCTGTCAGCATCTCCGGCAGCACTTGCTCTTTCAACGGAGGCCACCTTTCACGTTGGTCGCAGCTTGCAGGTGGTGCGGCACGCACTGAGATTTTGCGCGGTTCTGTGCTCAGCAACCTCGATGAAATGTGTGTTTGGTCTCATGCAGCTGTACCTGATGTGCTTTACACGGCAGAGGATGAACTGCCGGAGGGAGTAGAGGTTGGTGATGTTAAGACGCCTGGACGGGCCGCTTACACAGAAGAAAATGAGCAGCTCAACCGCATGAAGGTGAGCGACGTTGAAGGCGATCCAAATGTGGCAGGTGTGTTCCAGTGCTGGGACGATGGCGACGATGAAGGCTTCACCGATGACTTTTTCTGTGCAATGACGGGTGACTTTGTGATCCGTATTGCACAGGGCACAACTGTTGCACGCGGTGATCTGCTGATGTCTGCTGGTGATGGAACGGCAAAACCGCAGGATGATGACATTGTGCGTTCCAAGACCATTGCCAAGGTGACGAGCACCACGGTCTCGACAACTTACAGTGACGGCAGCTATTGCGTGCCGTGTGTGCTAATGGCTTGCTAAATAAAACAACTTATAATAGATCTAACTAGAGGTAAGCGATGTCGACGCTCAAGGTAACGAATATCGAATCACCGAGTGGCGGCGGTGTTAATGCCAAGATTGCGGATATTAACGGTGGTCAGCTGAGTAATCGCAACCTGATTATCAATGGTGCGATGAACATCGCCCAAAGAGATACCAGCAGTGTTACCGTTTCTAATGGCAGCAATGAAGGTTATTCAACTGTTGACAGGTGGTTTCTTAATTTTAACGATTCCATTGGTGGAGCAGTTAGTTTCACTCAGGACAGCGACAGCCCTGCTGGTTTTGCAAATTCTGCGAAAATAACCTGCTCAACAACTGACACTAGCTTTTCAAACAATCAATATGTAGCTTTAAATCAAAGAATAGAAGCGCAAAACTTGCAGATGTTGAGCTATGGCAGCTCGGATGCTGTAAGTATGACGCTTTCCTGGTATATGAAGACCACAACATATACTGGTCCGATTTCTGTTGTTTTGTTTACTGAGGACGGAACGGCAGAGTATTTCGCAGTAAGTGTTACGCCCACGACTTCATGGGCAAGATATACCGTAACCATCCCTGGAAGCACAACTGCAACAATTAACGATGATGTCGGCAGGGGAATATACGTTCAGTTTGTGCTAGCAGGTAATACTTCTTCAAGTATTGCGTCATCGTCCGACAGCACTGCATGGTCAACAACTCGGGCAGATTTCAGAGACGATGTAGGCAACATACTGTCCAGCACTTCTAACATTTTCTTTCTCACCGGCGTCCAACTAGAAGTTGGCGAAGTCGCCACAGCATTTGAGCACAGAAGCTACGGCGATGAGCTTGCTAAATGTCAAAGGTATTACTACCGTTTAGACCGAGTACAAGATAGCGACGTAATAGGTTCTGGTTACGCCTCTAGCACCGCAACACTTCAATCGATGATTAATTTTCCAGTTACCATGAGAACTAATCCAACAGCATTGGAGCAATCAGGCACAGCAGGCGATTACGCTATTGGTCATGAAGGCACAGCTTCTGGCTGCACCACAGCTCCAACTTTTCTAATGGCTACACTCACAACTGCGCGGTTTTTTGTATCATCAACAGGCAATTTGACCACTGGCAATGGTGGGCAGGCTAGATTTAATGCAGCTGACGCGTTTATTGCTTTCTCCGCAGAACTATGAATTACAAAGCACTGGCTCCTGTAGAGGAAGGAGCGCCCCAGACTTATGCACGGATAGACGATGACGGCTTAATTCGTGTGACCTGCAGTGCAGATCATCCGCCGTTCTTGGAGTGGCTTGCTGAAGGCAACACACCTCTTCCTGCTGAGTAATGATCCTAAAAATTTTAGTCGCGATCACAGCTATTCTTGCTTTGGCCCCAAACCTGCTGATCGGTTATCTTTACCTGAACAAGGATAAAATCATCGAGCAGCAGAAAGAATCTCTCATTAAAAGCATCAGCGGCCAACTGACTAATCAACTTGGTATGCAGACCGAGGCTCTGACCGGAAACATGGATTCTATGTTCACCGATAAGGTGAAGCCAGAGATGCAGCTTCAACACAACAATCAGTTGAAAGCACTTCCGAAACAAACCGGACCTGCTATCCCTTTGGGGTAAATGCCTGATATACCTGACATAGGTATCAACAGCCTCCCGCCTGTCAGGATTCACAGCTGGATGGTCAAACCTCCAGTGGTAAGCGCCATCGAGGTTCCTGTCACAGTGGATCTCGGTACACCAATAATTCAACTACCAGGCTGTGTCAAGGCACATCCTCAGTCTGGTAAATCTAATTCAATCATGGAGGACGACCCCAATGGGGTTGTGACCCATTGCGACGCAGGGGCTCCTTCTTTTACACCTTTGGATTACACCCCAGAGGATTTGGTTTACACCACAGAGGCACCAGTTCCTTCGTACAAGCCTGAACCACCGGCACTACCAGATGCTCCGGAGATCCCTGCACCAGCACCACTCCCTGGTACAAAGTCGGAACAATCAAAAACAGAAACGAAACCAACTCCAAAGGAAGTCGAAGAAAAGCCAGTAAAAACAGAAGTTTCTGAACCCACTGTCACA